GTGGCGGTGCTGGTGGGGAGGTTGGGCATATGGGTTTGGGCTGCGGCGGCGGGCATATCGAACAGCCCCTCTGCGCCTTCCACGGTGGCGCCGGGCAGAAAGGTCAGCTTGCCGCCAATCACCCACTCTTCTCCTCCATGGGCGTGGTAGTTCCGGCTGGACTGGCTCATGAGATTCCTCCTTCCAGTGTGGGGAAAGGGACTGCTCTGCCGTGAGCAGAACCACCGCATATAGTGGTCTTGTGAACCTCGAACACGATATGCGGTGTGACAGAAGTAGCCCTCTGTTGCTTAAGCGGCCTTCATACGGAGGCACTTGACCGCCTCGGGCAGGATCAGGCGGCCGTCCACGCGCTGGGTGACCTTGAAACCCACCTGGTCCGTTGCCGCATACAGCTCGTTCAGCCGCTGCAGCGAGCGACCCTCCCGGTCAGCCAGCCAGTAGTAGCTGTAATCCCCGTACAGGATTGCCTTGTTGCCCGCGGCGGGCAGCGGCATGTAGCCGGAGGTCAGCACCCGCTGGTTTAGTAGCGTGTCCGGCTGGCCGTACAATAGGCCCGGCTGCCAGAGGAATTGCCCGTTGCCGTCCTTGAGCTTCCGGATCAGCTTGACGGTGGCGTCATTCATGATGAACGCAGCCTTGCGCCGGTAGCCGGACTTCAGCGCATGCTGCAGGTCGATCAGCTCATCCGCGGTGATCGCGGCGGCCGCAGCGGCGGTCACGCCCACTTCCGCGCCCAGCGTGTCGTGGAGCTGGCCCGAGGGATTGTGGCTGCCGTCGCCCGCGATGATCGCGGCTTCCTCCGCGGCGCCCACGCGGCGAGCGAACTCCCCGGTGATGTAGGCAGCGAGGTCGAACGCGGCGTCGCGCAGCAATTCCTCCGAGACGCGGATCATGCTGCCTACCTTGTGCGCGCTCAGCGTGATCTGGCCGAACCCGTCGTCTGACTCGGGGATCGCCGCTTCCTCCTCCACCCAGGACGCCGCGCCCTTGCTGGTGACCAGCGGGATCTTGCGGTCGCCGGAAGAGGTGGTGATCACGTGCACCAGCGCGCGCATGATGTTCTCCTCCTGCAGCGCCTGCACCAGTGTGTGCTCGAATTCGTCGGGCACCATGTACCCGCCCTCGCTGAGCTCGCCGATCTGCAGCGCGTTTCGCGCTTCGTAGCCGCGGCGGTCCACATCGCGCATCAGCTTCCAAAAGGCGTCGTTGTAGGTCCTGCTGCCGCGGCCGGGCTTGTAGGTCGCCTTCTCCGGACGGGAAACCAGTGCGGCACTCGCGGGCGCGGCCATCTCCCGCTCCAGCTCCGCCGCGCGCTCCTCGCGCTCGATGGCGTGGCCCAGGTCCACGACCTCCTGCTCCATCCGCTCGTAGGCGACGGTGTCCTCGGTGGAAAGAAGGCCGCTCTCATCCTTCCGGGAATCCAGAAACGCCTTCGCCTTGTCCCAGACTTCACCGCGCTTCCTGCGCATCTCCAAAACCTTGCTCATTTTGCCTCCTTGATTGATTGCCTCGCGGGCATGAGTAAGCCCAGCCGCTTATGCAGCTGGGCGATCGGGGTGCCGGATGCTTCCGGCGGTGGGGTTGGTGCGGGGGATCCAGTTTGCGCCGTCCCGCCCGGGTCGCCGGGTCGGGTGGCCTGCTCATCGTCAGGCAATACAATGGATGTATGATCATCACCCTTGACTGGTCGGGACGGCTGGGGTTTGTGGCGGTTCAGCCAGGCCTGTACCTTGGCCTCCGCCTCCGTGCGGTTCACGGTTCGAGGCTTTGAGGCGTTGACCAGGCCGGTATCCCCTTCGGCGAGCCCGTCGATGAAGCCACTGGCGAGGGCGGCTTGTGCGTCCATCCACATGGTGGCAGACATCATGGCGGCCAGATCATCGCGCTTCATGGGGCACCGGGTGCCGTAAATGTTGAGGATGCTCTCCTTGCAGGCCTTCAGAAGGCCGATCGCCTCCATGAGATCGCGCTCGTTGCCCCACGCAAATACGCTCGGATCATGGATCATGAACAGGCTGCCCGGCGTCATCTCCAGGCGGTCAGCCGCCATGGCCAGCACCGTTGCGGCGGAGGCCGCGGTGCCGGAGATCGTGATGCTCACGCTTCCGGGGTACGCACGGACGTCGTCAAACATTCGTGTGGCGGCGTTGCAGCTGCCGCCGCAGCTGTTCAGCCGGATGAACACGTCATCCGTTAGTTGGTTGTCGGCTCCGTACAGCGCTTCATGAAGACCGGCCGGCGTGATCTCATCGCCGAACCATACTTCCTCGTCGATGTAGCCGTTCAAATGGAGTTCTCTCAGGGGGCATCCCTCCCGTTCTGTGCTGCTGTTATTTGCACCATATTGCCGTTGACCAGGTACGTTCCGCCCCCGGCCCCGTCGGGCAGCGGGTTCATGTTTTCCAGTTCCCGGATATCGTCCGCCGACAGCCAACCGTTCTGGCGGCCGATGGCGTAGCCCTCCATCCGCTCCTTGTAGCTGCCCCGCATCAGGCCGTCGATGTTGATCCGGACATAAAAAGAGCGCTTCTCATTTTCGGTGAAGAGCGCCCGGTTCATCGCCTGCTCGAGGCGGACAAGCCAGGGGCGAATGGTGTGCATCGCGAAGCTGATGGACTGATGCTCAATATTACTGAACGTGGCATGCTCCAGGTCGCCCACCAGATGTGGCGGGACCCGGTAGATCCGGCAGATCTCCGCCACCTGGAACTTCCGGCTCTCCAGAAACTGCGCCTCGCTGTTGGGCATGGAGATCCGTTCGAACTTGAGGCCTTCCTCCAGGATCGCCACCTTGCCGGAGTTGGCGGAGCCGCCATAGGCTGCGTGCCAGCTCTCCCGGAGCGCGGTCGGGTTCTTGACGGTGTTGGGGTGGGTGAGCACGCCGCTGGGCGTGGCACCGTTGGAGAAAAAGCGGCTGCCGTACTCCTCCGCCGCGAGCCCCAAGCCGATGGCGTTCTTCTCCAGCGCGATGGGGCTGTAGCCCATGATGCCGTCGAACCCCAACCCGGGGATGTGCAGCACGTCCTCCGGCCGCAACCGGACCACGCCGCCGTCCCGCGCCGTGTAGTCGTAGGTCAAGGCCCCGCCCGCGTCCCGGTCCACCGCCATCTTCTCCGGCAACAGCGGGTACAGGCCCAGAATCTGCCCCCGTCCGTTTCGGAGGATCTGGCAGTACGAGTTCCCCCACAACAGCAGGTGGGTGAGCATCGTCTCCCGCAGAATGAACGAAGTCATCTCGCCATTGGGCTCATCGTGCAGCAGGCGGTAGAGCAGGTGGTTCACAGCCTTCTCGCTGCCCCGGTCCGTGTACCGGTAGACATGAAGCGGCAGGCTGGCCACCGTTTCCGCGATCACCCGCACGCAGGCGTATACCGCCGTCATCTGCACCGCCGTCCGCGGATTGACCGCCCTCCCGGCCGCGCTGCCGCCGAAGTAGAACGGCTGCGTAGAGCTCACGCTGTCCTGGGGCCGTGCTTCGGGTTTGTCCCGCGACCGGAACAGCAGCGTCAATGGATTTTTCATCGCCACCTCCAAATGGGTAAAGAAAAAGCACCTCATCACTGAGATGCCCTTACTTCAAAACATCTTTAGGCCGTTTCCCGTCATTTCTCTCCGCGGTACCGGATGATCGGAACCTGCTTCGCTTTGCCGCCGACAATTCTTCGGTCCAACGCAAAGATCATGTCTTCGGTTCTTTCAAAGTAGCCAATATCCTTTTTCCAGCTTACCCCACACCCGCAGTGCTGTAGACCAACGAACTGCTGCTTCAGCTTCCTGCCGCAGTGCGGGCAGACTTTGTTGCTCTTTCCCAATGTTCCCCCACCCATATCGGCTGCTACAATTCCCTGAGATAATCCTTTGCGAAGTAGACAATGCGCATCACGTTCAACTTGCGCTTTTCATCATCCGGGATATAGAGCACGAGATAGTTCGACACGATCAGTTTCCGATATCCCTTCTGCTGGAACAACTCATCCTTGACGGGAGCCGCCGCATACGGGAAAGCACATGCCGCGATGATCGCTTCTTCAATCTCGTTCAGCAGCTGGATGGCGCTGTCTTTTGCGGAAAGCTGAACCGCGATATACTCTGCAATGCCGTCCAAGTCCCGTATCGCGGACGGCATCAGCTCGTAGGCGTAGGGTTCACTCATACTTGGCCCTCAAAGCGTTGAAGGCCGATTTTCCGTCCACGCCCATGCCTTCGGACAGTTCATGCTCGGCTTCCATCAGCTTCCGGTAGACGTCCGCCACCGCCAGTGTCCGCTCATAGGTCTCGATACTCATGACCACCATGTCGCCGTACCCGTTCTTCGTGACAAAAATCGGCTCACGGCTGCTCTTGCAGCGCTCACTGATCACATTGGTATTGCGCAGATCCCGGATCGGAACAATTTGCATAGCCACACCTCCTAGCCTCGATCTCGGCACAATTGTAGCACAATTATGCAGGGATGTCAAGAGCGCGACAGGCGACGCGCGAAAGGCATCGCAAAGCCATAAGTCAAAGCCCGCTGCCAGTTTTTTGATCATGGCAAAACCTGCAGAGCGGCTGCCAGTTGGACTGGTCCCAGAACAGCCGCTCATCGCCCCGGTGCGGGACGATGTGGTCCACCACCGTCGCGGGCGTCAGGCGCTCCACCTTCAGGCATTCGGCGCAGAGCGGGTGCTTTTTCAGGAACAGCGCCCGTGCCTTCCGCCAGAGCCCATCATAGCCGCGCTGCGTGGCGGTCTCGCGGGCATAGAGTTTCTGGTGCTGTTCGCAGTACGGCCCGTCGCTGAAATTGGGACAGCCGGGATGGCGACAGGGGCGTTTGGGGGTTCGTGGCATGAGT